TGTGATAGATGATTATCATGCAAGGCAGAATAGGAAAAAATTTAGAATTGTGAGGTAAAGATTATGAGTATAGAACTTAAAACGTGTCCGTTCTGTGGCGGGAGGGCAGTAATGAAGGCTGTCAATAAGAAATACGGGTTCACTATTTGGTGCCAGTGTAGAAAATGTGGTGCGAGAACCGAGGGATATTGTCCTGATATGAACCATGAAGATAATACTATTACCAGTATTGAAGAGTGCAAAGATAGGGCTGCAAAGGTATGGAATAACAGGGCGGAAAGTGCAAATGAAACTGCGGAAGGTGGGGAAGCCTCTTGATGGAAAAACATGAGAAAGAAAATGTGTGCATTGACTGCAAACATTATGAAGCCTGTGGAAAACCAGAACGATTTATGAGGTGCTTGGGATATGAGAAGGCAGTAAATGCAGAAAGGAAAGACAATGATAGATGAACTTATGGAAAAGTTGCTGGAAGAGCCAGTAACAGATAATAACGAAATAGTGTTTACGAGCAGAGCTGTAGAACTGATACATGAAATTTCAGAGAAGTGTAAAGGTATTCAGATAGTAGAGCAAACGAGGGAACAGGCAGAGGAATATGCTAAGGATTTGTCTGCAGAGGAAGTGTACTATGATATGCTCCGTAAAATTGTGGATGCTCCAACTACTTTACACATGAAATGCTCAGTAAGGATGCTTGTACCCATTATTGACCGAAAGCTGAAAGAGAGGGGACTGTGATGGGATTAGGAAACTACGAACAGAACTTAATAAAGTCAATTGCCGAGAATGATATAAGGGAAGCCAGAAAGTGGGCGGTGGCTGCATTGAATGCGGACACTACTCAAAAAAACAAAGGATTTGTGACCAGATATAAGAACATCCTCACATCGGAGGGAGCAGGAATGATAGAACTTCCGGGAAACCTAAAAGATATTCTTGTTTGCGAAGATGTTTCCTTGTCGTTCAAAGAGAATCGCTACTATATGACAGAACGACAGGAAATCATTGCAAAAAATATTTTCAGACTGGCTAAGGTTAGTGGAAAACTTATGGAACTGATGATACCATACAAAAATGCAACTCTACTCTATGGACCGCCTGGGACAGGTAAAACAATGTTCGGAAAGTACATAGCGTACAAAATGGGATTGCCTTTTTGCTATTTGAATTTTTCAAAGGTTGTGGATAGTTACATGGGGGTTACTTCTCGGAACATTGCACAGGCATTTACCTATGCCTCTACAAATCCTTGCGTTTTTATGTTGGACGAGGTTGATACTATAAGTTGCAATAGAGAAAGAACTTCAAGTGGAGCAGACCGGGAAATTGGTAGAGTTACAGTTACTTTAATGCAGGAATTTGACAAACTTGCAAATGATGTTGTGGTTATTGCGGCTACAAATAGATTAGATATTTTAGATAAAGCATTTGTGAGTAGATGTTCCCAAAAGTATGAAATGCCGCCGTTTACAGTGGAAGAGAGCAAACAGATGGTCAATAAATTTTTAAATGATATTGAGATATCAATTCCAGATATTGAGATTGATCAGGTTGTTCAAAAAAATAGTGACCAACGAACAATTATGGCAGATGTTATTCGGCTTATTGCAGACAGGCTGGAGGTGGAGGATGACTATGGGAATGTATCATAAAAATCATTTGATAGGACCAAAAACAAAGAGATATGCAAAAAGACGGACTTCAAGAGGTATGAGAAGAGCTGTGAAGAGAAGCTGCACTGACGAGAGCATTACATTGAGAAGCAAATCAAAAAATTTGTATGGATACGATTCGTGGTTGTTTAGCTAAATGAGAGACAAGAAAAGAGGTGATGATAGACATGAAGATAGTTTGCATTTCAGACTATGCAATACATCATCGAATAGGCAGGAGCGAGCCAACAGGAACTACATACACTACACGATTTGGAAATACTAGACAGAAAAATGTGTTTAAGGAATTCTACAAGACCAACATAGGAGAATTTACTCCGGAGAAGTGGTTGGAAGTTACCTTGCAGATAATACAGACACTTATGGAAAATGAACTTCTGGAGGAAATAAAGGAACATGTCGAAGGTCATTGTGTGTGGCTTAAAAATGATAAGGAGATTGAGGAATACTCGGCATCCTGTTTAGCTTCTGGGGCATATATGCACTGGGAAGATTTTAAGGACAAGAGAGTACCGGTACATAAGGTATTTATCTTTGAGGGAGGTGATTTCTGATGACTGTTTGCATGGAATGTGGTCGGCGCTTGAAAGGGGCAGACAGTGTAGCTAGAGGGTATGGACCTGTATGTTACAGAAAGAAAAATCCGCCGATGTCGAAGCAAAAAGCTTTTGCAAGCGGATATAATCTCGTGGATGATGCGGAGTACAGCGTACCGGGACAGATGGAACTGAGTGATTTTATAGAAATGCCGAATAGAGGAATATTATACTATGCACTGAAAATAGGAAAAGTGGAGGATGTGAGAAATGAGATATAACCCAGTGTACAAATGCAGAATGTGTGGAAAAACATTTAAGGATGAAAACGTGAGCGGAGATGCCAGTTGCATGATTCCGGTTCTTGCAGGAATAGTGATAGATGGACATAGCCATCCTAAGTATGGGAGCACAATCGCTCTTTATACGCAACATGAGCATAAAGATGGAACGTATGGGATTGCTGATTTACAAGGATTTCAGAAGGAGAGCAGGCAACAATGAGTTACCATTTGTGCAGGAGGGAATGACGATGATTAAGTATTTTTGCGATCGGTGCGGAGCGGAAATGACAAAGGAGAAAAGGCATGGTTTCGTGTCCGTAAATACCAGAGATAAAGCAGAGGGAGATCTGTTGGAGGAGAATGAGTTTGAAAGCTGGCTGTTCTGCAAGAAGTGTACGGAGGATATCCGAAGATATGTGCGTACATTGCCATTAAAACCGTCTCAAAACGAGGGAAAATGTGATCAAAATGAGGAAAAGCGTAGCGAACCTACTAAAAGTGAGGCAAAACCGCAGGAAACCGTATCTGAGGCGGCGGAAGATGAAAACACGACCGGAAAGAAAAAGTACGATGTAGGCAAGATTATGGCTCTGAAAAAGGCAGGGCGGAAGGTTAAGGACATTGCAGATGAAATGAAAATGACACCACAGCAGGTTTCCAACCAGATTTATCTTTACAACAAGAAGATGCAGGAAAATGGAGCTGAGACAGAGGTACACATGAACCGGATCGAGCCAGCAAAGAGACCAAAACTTTAACAACGAATTGGAGGAATAATGCAAAATGTCAGAAATTAAATGTACAACGATAGAAAAAATTGGTATAATAAAACAAAGCACCAACGGGTGGAACAAAGAGCTCCGGTTGGTAAGCTGGAATGATGCTGATCCTAAGTATGATATCAGAGACTGGTCGCCTGATGATGAAAAAATGGGAAAAGGCATTACACTTACAGAGGAGGAAGCAAGAAACCTGTTAGGTCTTCTTGAAAAGCATTTCGGATAAAGCGGTACCAGGAACCGGAATATTTTTAGGGAGGTCTGATCAATGGATGGAAATGAAAACGCACACTCTACCCTCATAGCATTAAGTCCCGAAGATTTACACGATCTTCTTGAAAAAGCGGCTGAGGTAGGAGCAAACGCAGGCATAGATAAGTATGTCGAAGAACTGAAGAAATCGCAGAAGAAACGGGGAGACAGAAGGCTCCATAACACGAAGCTTCTGCTCCGTAATTTCCGCATGTTACAGGAGAATGCGGAAAACTCCGTATTCGGAAGGACACAGATGGAGGAGTCAGCTGCAGATATCCTCGAAAGCATGATGAACATTTACAATGATGTCCTGGTGGTGGAGAGTATTAAGAACAGTGCCACAAGAACCGGCATTATCGTAAGCCACGTCCGGACGATGTTGGAAATCTTTGAGGTATGCTGCGAGAAGTCTTCAAACGAGCTGGACAAACGGAGATATGATATCATATACGGATTATACATATCCGAGGACAAAATAAGCAGGAAAGAGCTTGCTGAGAAGTGGAATGTATCCAACGACACGACATACATTGACGAGAAAATTGCTCTCGAAAGACTGTCAGCTCTTATTTTTGGGGTGGATGGCTTGACATTACAATAAATCCCCCATTTCAAAAAAGTTTCGGTTGACGTTCAAATATATAAGTGGTAAAGTGAAATTCGTAAAATTCTAAATCGTAAAGCATCGGGCAAAAACTCGGTGCTTTTTTGTTGCTTCTTCGACTATAAAAAACCGAAGGAGGTAACAAAAATGCAAGGGATAATCGTATTGATTGTCTACGCACTCTTGATGGTGGGTGCGACAAAAGCTTTTACGAAAAGAGAAGATGGAGGCGAAAGCTTCCATGTAGGACACAGAAATATGGGAATGGTAGTATCGGCAATGAGCATTGCAGCAACCTGGATATGGGCGCCGGCTTTATTCACGTCGGCAGAGAAAGCCTACTCGAATGGCATTGCAGGGCTGTTCTGGTTTTTAGTGCCGAATATTTTATGCTTGATCCTGTTCATTCCATTTGCAAGAAAAATCCGGCGAGATATGCCGGACGGAATCACGCTTTCCGGGTATATGCACAAGAAATACAAGTCCGAGCCGGTGAAGAGAGTATATCTCTTTCAGCTCACAGCACTTACAATCCTGTCAACTGCAGTTCAGCTGTTAGCAGGAGGAAAGATACTGAGTACAGCAACGGGCTTACCATTATGGGCTATGACTATCGTATTGGCAGTCATAGCTTTTTCTTATTCGCAGATTTCCGGAATCAAGGCTTCTGTCTTTACGGACGCAATTCAGATGGTGTTCCTGCTGTTGGCATGTGCAATCTTCGTTCCATGGGCATTGAAGCTTAATGGAGGAGCAGCTGCCATTCAGATTGCAGGAGCAAGCGGAGATTACGGATACCTGTTTTCGGAGAAAGGTTTGGAAGTATTTCTGGGATTTGGACTGCCTACGGCAATCGGACTGTTTGCCGGACCTTTTGGAGACCAGTGCTTCTGGCAGAGAGCTTTTTCAATCAGGAAAGACAGAATCGGACGTTCATTCGGTCTTGGAGCTGTGATGTTTGCGGTCGTTCCACTTTCAATGGGAATTCTCGGATTTATCGCAGCCGGCACAGGATTTATTCCGACAGACACAGGAATGGTAAACTTTGAATTGATCAAGGCGATATTCCCTGCATGGGTAATCATTCCATTCATGTTCATGCTGATTTCCGGACTGCTTTCCACAGTGGATAGTAACCTATGTGCAATCGCATCACTGACAACGGATCTGAAAGCCACAGCGAGATTGAAGGATGCAGACCAGATAAAAGAATCTAAGGCATCCATGATTGTCTTACTTATCGTTGGAATACTGATTGCAAATATTCCGGGACTGACAGTAACGCACATGTTCTTGTTTTACTGCACGCTAAGAGCCACAACAATGTTGCCTACCATGCTTACACTGATGAATGTGAGGCTTACGGCAAGCGGAGTTGTCGCAGGAGTGCTTACAGCATTCCTTGTAGGGCTTCCTATTTTCGCCTACGGGACGATTTCCAACCTGTCAGCATATAAAACAGCTGGAAGCCTGATAACAGTCCTCTCGTCTGGAATGGTGGCACTGGTTATTTCTCGTGTCTTAAAAAGAGAGGCGGTGGAATAAATGGGACAACAGATACTTGGGAGAAAACAGAAAATTAGTAATGATGCATGGTTGGAGGCAATGAAGCAGATTGAAGATCTTGTCCCAAAATCAGAGCTTGATGAAAGAGTGGGACAGACAGTAAAAGATATCATGGCTACAACAAATGGAAAGAAAGCTGCAGTTGCATGGAGTGGTGGCAAAGATTCCTTGGTGCTCGCAGATGTCTGCAGACAAGCGGGAATAGAGGATAGCGTCCTCGTAGTGAGTAATTTAGAGTATTCAGCATTTACAGAATGGGTGGATAGGAATAAGCCTCCTAAACTGGAGATTATAAACACAGGGCAGGATATTGAATGGCTTGTGAAACACCCGCAGATGCTGTTCCCACAGGATTCCAACACTGCGGCGCAATGGTTTCATATTGTTCAACACAGAGGACAGGCAAAGTATTATAAGGCTCATGAGCTTGATATGATCTTGCTTGGACGCAGAAGAGCTGATGGAAACTACGTCGGAAAAGGGAGCAATATATATACGAACGGAAAAGGTGTCACACGTTTTAGTCCTATGGCTGATTGGAGCCATGAAGAAGTATTGGCATATATCCATTATTACAATTTGGTAATGCCTCAAATTTATGATTGGAAAAACGGATATTTATGCGGCACCCATCCATGGGCGGCACGACAATGGACGGGATCCATCGAAAACGGATGGAAAGAGGTCTACGAGATTGAGCCGGATATAGTGAAAGAAGCTGCCAAGAAAATTCCAAGTGCAAAAGAATTTCTAAAGGGCTTGGAGTAACACACCGTTTGCAGATGGTTTATACGTCACTCTCCTTCAAAATAATATTTTGGAGGAAAACATTATGAATAGCATTACTATGAAGCTTACCGATATGGTAAGACCTGAGAAAAATGTCCGCATCCATACAGAGCAACAGCTCAGAGAATTTGAGCGAAGCGTGAAGATGTTCGGGCAGATTAGACCGATTGTTGTTGATGAGAAGAATGTAATCCTCGCCGGCAACGGATTATATGAAACCCTGCTCCGTATGGGGTATGAGGAAGCATTGGTGTACCAGTACACTGATTTGACAGAGAACCAGAAGAAAAAACTTATGATTGCTGACAACAAGATATTCTCACTGGGTATCGAGAACCTTGACACACTCAATTCTTTCTTGGAAGATCTGCAGGGGGACCTTGATATTCCTGGTTTCGATTCAGAGATACTGAAACAGATGGTATCAGATGCCGAAGAAGTGACCGAGAAACTATCGGAATATGGCACTCTTGATGAATCAGAGATACAGGCGATTAGAGACAGGACAGAGAGAAGCCAGAAGCCCACAGAACCAAATATGCCGGATTCTGGTTCTAGTACCAATGAAAATCCACAGAATACAGCTATTACAACCACAAGTGATGCTGTCCATGAGGAGCAGGACGAAGAAACCGCCGAAGTAAAGAAATTCGTTATCTGTCCGAAGTGCGGTGAGAAGATATGGCTGTAAAGAGATGTGAGTCCAGCATCGATGTTGTAAAGGCTGCTGAAATACGGATCACAAACGTATTCAACAACGGACTGCCGGTATATATGTCCTTTTCCGGCGGGAAGGACAGCTTATGCATGGCACAGCTGATTTACAACCTTGTGCAGAGAGGAAAGATCAATCCAAGCCAACTTGTAGTGCAGTTCATAGACGAGGAAGCCATATTCCCATGCATTGAGGAGACTGTAAAGACTTGGAGAAAGAGATTTCTTCTCATGGGTGCCAGATTTGAATGGTATTGTCTGGAAGTAAAACATTACAACTGCTTCAACGAATTATCGAATGATGAAACCTTTATCTGCTGGGATCACACAAAAGAGAATGTGTGGGTAAGAAGACCGCCTGCATTTGCAATCAGGAATCATCCGCTCCTCAGACCGAGGATTGATGCGTACCAAGACTTCCTTCCGAGAACCTGTCAGAGTGGAATCACAATAACAGGAATACGGACAGCAGAATCGGTGCAGAGATTACAGAACATTGCATCCATGATAAAGGCAGGAAAGACAATGACGAATAAGCACCAGGTCTTTCCAATCTATGACTGGACAAACAATGACGTATGGCTTTACCTGCTGAATGAGCATGTTGACATTCCGGAGATTTACCTGTTCTTGTGGCAGGCAGGAACCCGAAAAGGTCAGCTGAGGGTATCACAGTTCTTTTCTGTGGATACTGCACGTAGCCTTGTGAAGATGAATGAGTATTACCCTGACCTTATGGAGAGGGTAACACGCAGAGAACCTAATGCATATCTCGCAGCACTGTATTGGGACAGCGAGATGTTTGGCAGGAGCACAGCCGCACGAAAGAACAATGAAAGCGGGCAGGGGCAGAAAGACTATAAGGCAGAGCTTATAGAGATGTTCAATAACATGGACATTTATTTTACAACAAAGCATAAACGGTATGTGGCTTCCAGATACCGAAATTTCTTCATATCTGTTGCGGCAATAGCAACGGATAAGGATTACAAAGCTATTTACGAGGGGCTTATCTCCGGAGATCCTAAGCTCCGTTCTTACAGGGCACTCTATCAGAGAATATATGGCCGGTATATTACCGAGGCTAAAAGGGAGGAGGCGAAGAAGAATGGATAAGCTTATGGAACCCTCCTCTACTCTCCAATGGGTAGACAGAGCATTGGTAAAGCCGAATGATTATAACCCGAACAAGGTATCGAAGCAGAACCTTGAATTGCTTACACAATCTATCTTTACCAATGGATGGACGCTTCCGATTGTTGTAAGACCAGATTATACGATTATTGACGGATTCCACAGATGGACTGTTGCAGGTCCGGAATGGAAGTATGTGCCACCTTCAGAAAAGGACAAGAGAACGCTGTTTGAACGTCTTGGAGGTAAGGTGCTGGTCGTTATCGTTGATCACAAGGACAAGGCAGGTAATATTTACGGCACCGTTACCCATAACAGGGCAAGAGGTACACACCTGCTCGAACCAATGAAGAAAATCGTCAAAGAGCTCATGGAAGAGGGCAAGTCGGTAGAAGAAATCGGCAAGCAGCTTGGCATGAGACCGGAGGAAATATTCCGTTTATCAGAGTTTTCCAAGGAGGACTTCTTGAAAATGATGGTACAGGAGAAGAAAAACTTTTCCAAAGCGGAATATATAACGAAGATATAATGATAAAACGAGAAATATTCGTAATTGCGGGGGAGTGTGAGTGCTTCCCCTTTTTCATGTACCCACGAAACAATATCAAAGCTGATGGGAGGGAGGTAAATGCCAACACCAAGAAGTCCAAATGTGGACAAGAGAAGTGATGAACGCAAGCAGGCTGAGAAAATATATTTGGAAAGTAAAGGAAGCCTTAAACTTGTTGAAATTGCTGAAAAGCTAAAGGTTCCGGCCAACAAGGTACGGAAGTGGAAGTCCATGGACGGATGGGAGGCAAAGCTTAGCCCAACCAAAGCTGATAATGGCAAAAAAAAACAAGTGGAGCGTTCCACTTCGGATAAAGGGAGCGTTCCACGTAAGAGAGGTGCTCCGAAGGGCAACAAGAATGCAGTGGGAGGTAGAGGCAATCCGAATGCTAAGCCGCCAGATGCGACAAAGCATGGAGGGTACTCGGCTGTCTACTGGGATACGTTGGATGAAGACGAGAAGAATCTCATTGAGGATATGCCAAAGGATGAAGAAGAACTGCTGATAGAGCAGATACAGCTTTTCTCGGTCAGGGAACGACGGATTATGAAAGCAATCAACAAATACCGCAACAGCGAAAGCCCTGTGGCATTGGCATTTTCGCAGAGGTCGGAGCGGAAGCGGACATTTGAGAATGACGAGGATAAAGAGGAATATGCCAGAAGGATAGCAGAAAAGGTTGCTGCCGGAGAAAGACTTCCGGGCAATGAATATTCGGTATTTACCCAGACAGATAACAAAGACCAGATCATAGCAAGGCTGGAATCAGAGTTATCCAACGTACAGTCCAAGAAGACTAAGGCAATCGAGGCATTATCTAAGATGCACATTGAGCACCAGAAGCTTGATGGCGGCAATAAGGGCAATGACGTTGTAAGGATGTGGGCTGAGAAGGTGCTACAGAACAGGAGGGATTCGGATGGATGATAACCAATGGCTGAATGACTTCCTGGAGGACAGCATACCGAAATGGAAAGCTGATCCGGTAATGTTCATGAGAGAGGTTCTACTGTTTGAACCGGACGACTGGCAGATCGAGGTTGCACATGATCTGAGGGATTACCCGAGGGTATCGGTCAAGTCTGGCCAAGGTGTTGGAAAGACAGGTCTTGAGGCGGCACTGCTTCTGTGGTTTTTGGTATGTTATCCATATCCAAGAATAGTCGCGACAGCTCCGACGAAGCAGCAGCTCCATGATGTACTGTGGTCTGAGGTTGACAAGTGGATGAACAACTCTCCTTTGCTTCCTATGCTCCTTAAATGGACAAAGACCTATGTTTATATGATTGGCTATGAAAAGCGTTGGTTTGCTGTTGCTAGGACTGCTACAAAGCCAGAGAATATGCAGGGTTTCCATGAGGATAACATGCTATTCATTGTGGACGAGGCTTCCGGTGTTGCGGATCCTATCATGGAGGCAATCACAGGTACTCTTGCAGGAGAGAACAACAAGCTTCTGTTGATGGGGAACCCGACAAAGACCTCCGGAACATTCTACGACAGCCACACTGTAGACCGTTCGCTCTATAAGTGCCATACGGTCAATTCAGAACACAGCAAGCGTACCAACAAAGAGAATATCGAAGCCATGAAGCGGAAGTACGGAGCGGATAGCAATGTTGTTCGTGTTCGTGTTTATGGAGAGTTTCCACAGCAGGAAGATGATGTATTCATCCCCATTTCATGGTTAGAGCAGAGTTGTAAGACGGAGATATCCGAGAGGACAGCAAGGGCATTAGGCATATATACAGACGATAAAGGGCGGAAATATCCACAGGACCCGTCACTAATAGATAAGATTGAGATTGGCTGTGACGTTGCCAGATTTGGTGATGATAAGACATGCATAGGCTTCCGCATCAATGAGGTTGTGAAGATATTCAAGAAGTACAACGGGCAGGACACAACATGGACAGCCAGTAATATAGCAATCCTTTATAAACAGCTGAGGAGCAAATATAAATATACTGGTCCAATAGGTATTAAAGTGGATGATGGCGGTGTTGGCGGCGGTGTCGTTGACCAGCTTCGCAGTTATGCCAGAACAGAGCCTGCGGTATGGCAGGATTCACACCTGCTTCCAGTCAATTTCGGACAGCCTATCAGCCATCGGTATTACGTGGATTCCACAACGTACATGATGGGTGTGGTTAAGGACTTGATTGCTCCGTTTGATGAAGAGGGGCGACCGCATAAGCCGGAGATACTGCTTCCTGATGATAACGACCTCATAGGTCAGCTGTCGTGTAGGAAGTATTCTTTTACAAGTAACTCAAAACAGAAGGTTGAAAGCAAGAAAGATATGAAGGACAGAGGGCTTACGTCTCCGGATGAAGCCGACTGCATACTGCTTGTCTGCTTGCCTATGACGTACAAGAAGAAAGGAGGGAAAAAATAATGTCTGAGGAAAAACCGGTCAGACAGGTTGGTGTCAAGATTGTGAAGGCAGATAACTTCGGGGAGACACCAACGGTTTTTGTTGAAAGCCAGAAACCGATTGAAAAGTCAGATAAAAGCGAACAGCTGAGCATGGTAAATGCTGTAAATGCATCTGAATGGATTACGCACCCTATCGACATGAGAGGGTTGAAGGAGCTGGTAGACAATTCCACTATCCTTCCGCAGTGCATAAGAGCATATAAGAGCAATATAGCAGGCTTTGGAATCAGCGTTGGATACCGCGAGGACTACGAGGAAGAAACCACAGAGATGCAGGCGGAATGGAATGCGATGGAGAGAGTCATCGATCTGCTCAATATGGACTGCATGTCGAAGGAAGTCTTCGAGAATGTGATTCGGGACAGAGAGACATTCGGAATATCATATTGCGAGGTTATCCGGGATATGAAAGGGAATGTCGTACAGCTGGAGTTTATCATTGATACTCCGTCAATCGACATGACATATCCGTTAGAGCCTTATATCGAGACAGAGTTTTTCTATAAGGGCGAGAGAATGATGCGAAAGAAGAAGTTCAGAAAGTTCCGACAGAACGTAGCCGGCAGGACAGTTTACTTTAAGGAGTTTGGAGATCCGCGAATTATGGATAAGAGAACTGGAAAATATGTCACTGAGGAAAATACGGAGCCGGTCGATATTGACGATCAGGCGAATGAGATAATTGATTTCAGACTTGGCAGTATGCCTTATGGAGAAGTGCGGTGGATAGGACAGGTACTCACTGTTGACGGAAACAGGAGAGCAGAGGTTCTGAATAACGCATACTTCCGCAAGGGCAGGCATACACCATTGATGATACTGGTTAAGGGTGGAACGCTCTCTGATGATGCATTCACGAAGCTCCAAACATACATGAATGAGATCGAAGGGGAAAAGGGACAGCATTCGTTCCTGATTCTTGAAACAGAGAACAATGAGACGGGTGCAGCGTTCCAAGATCAGAAGCAACCGGAGGTCGAAATAAAAGACCTTGCCTCAATCCTACAGAAAGATGAATTGTTCCAGGAGTATCAGGAGAATGGCAGGAAGAAAACACAGTCAGCTTTCCTGCTTCCAGATCTGTATGTCGGATACACGACAGATTTTAACAGAGCTACTGCACAGACAGCTATGGAGGTTACTGAAAAGCAGGTATTCCAGCCGGAAAGAACATCTCTTGCGTGGGTAATCAACAACAAGCTGCTGAATGGATATGGATTCAAGCACGTTGAAGCTAGGTTTGATGAACCGGATATAACCAATCCGGACGATATCCAGAAGATACTCAATATCACAGAGAGAGCCGGAGGATTAACACCGAACCTTGCCAAGGAGTACACCTATGAAGTCCTCGGTAAAGACGGATGTGCTGACTATGACGGAGAATGGGGAGACGTTCCACTGGCATATTCCAGAACAGTCACACAGAACCAGCTACAGGCGAATTTAGGAGCGGGAGCAGGGGAACAACTGCAAACGACCGGAAACGAGCCTACAGGTCAAAATACAAAGCCACAGGGCAACGAGAAAACGGTTACCGAGGAAGAACTTGCCATACTTGACGGACAGATAAAGAAAGCAGAGCTGAATGATGCAGAGCTGGTTCCAATTATGAAGGAAATCAGAAACGCATTGGGAGCATACCGAGAGAAAGCTGGTGATTGATATGGCTGACAAGTCGAAGTATTACCAGATGGTGGCGGAAGCAATTATCGCTCATGCTGATCCAATCTATGATGCTATAGACAGATGCTTGGCAAAGGCTGACGAAGACCTTGAGGACGAACTGAAGGAGGAAGGCTACGCAGAGCCGAAGGATACAGTGTCGGAGATGAACTCTTTAGAGGAAGAAATCGCCGACATTCTTCATTCCCAGACTACTGCTCTTGTCACTGCTCTTAAAGCCGCAGATGGAGATTGGGATGCCGCACAGGAGAATGTCTCTGATATGATCGATGAAGACGACATAGCGGAACAGGTTACCGAAGCAGCCAATGCGATGTATGAGCTCAACATCCCGAAGCTGGCAACAGTATATATGCAGGAATCAGATGGAGAGCTTGTGGTAGATACTTTACGGCAGAGAACATCTGAATGGTTCGCCTCATGGAGCGAACAGCTCGGCAATCTGATGAAAGTAAACACCCATAAGCAGATCACTGACCTTATCCAGGAAACGATAGCGAATGGGGATGATATTGCAACGCTGACACGCAAGATTATGGATGGAGGCTGGCGAACGGAATACTACCAAGCGAAACGTGTTGCTGTAACTGAGGTACTTAGGGCACACAGTGTAGCGAAAGAGGAAGCCATTCAGCAAAGCCCGGTTGTTGATATGAAAGAGTGGCGACACACAGGGGTACATAAGATTAAGCCTCGCCCGAACCATGTTGCTATGGACGGGCAGATGGTGCCGAAAGACCAGCCTTTTGAAATGCAGGGCAAGGACGGTGGCACATATTATCCTATGTTTCCTCGTGATCCGAACCTTCCGGCAGGCGAAAGCATAAACTGCCATTGTATTCACAGGGGAATCGTTAATCAGGAAACCTTGGGATTGTCTATAGACGAACGGAAGAAGATGCAGCAGGCATTCATTGACAATGACGATGGAAGCTGGGAGAAAGAGCAAAGCGAGAAAGAAAAAGCTAAAGCAGGAATTGTTCCGTATGAAGCAACGCAGAGCAGATCTGTTTCACAGGCAAACACCAAAGCCGCAGACAAGTGGGCGAAAACTCACCTAGGTGTCAAGAAGACGAATTATACGAAACAGGACATTAAGGCTGTTAATCGGGTAAATCGTGCTATGCAGAGACTTTACAAGGAATATCCGCAATTAAATGGCTTCATTGACGAAATCCGTTTTGTTGATAACCTTGGAACAGATGCCGCCAGAGCTGCAATCAGCAAGAAGGGTTCAGAGATAAAAACAGTTCTGAAAATATCAAGCTCTCATTTTGCGGACCAGAAAGTTATCAATAATCTGATAAAATCACAGGTTGAGGAAGGAAATTGGACACCGAAGTCCGGTGCTTATGGAATTCTGAAACATGAGATGGTTCACATGGTTACATATAAGAAAACCATAAGTATGTATGACAATCTGGATGATACATGGAAAGCCATTGATGGAGATGTGTTCTGCAAATCCATTATGGAAGATGCTATGAGTGCTTGCAATTTAAAGGTTGATCGTAGTATAATTAAGCAGAAGTTAGGTATATACGCAGCAAAACGTCCAGATGAATTTGTTGCAGAAGCCGTATCTTCCACAAAGAACACTAAGTTGGAAAAAACGGTCAAGAAGTTGTTTAAGGAAAGGACTAGTGAATAATATGTTAATTTATCCTTCGGAACTTGCAGGAAAAATTGAATATGATGAATCTGGTACCTTGGTGCCGACGTGTGAGCTTACGGAAGAGGAACAGAAAATCTTTGATGAGTTTGCCGAGGCTGACAAACGAGAATCTGAGGAAAGATTTAATACAGACTAATTATTGCGAAATTAGCATCCGAGAGGGTGCTTTTTTTATTGCCTTTTTTCGGGAGGGAGGTGGCATCGTGAGTTACAAGCAAAGGCATTCGTATATGATGCAAAAGTTGTACATTTTCCGCTACTTGCTATGAGGAAGGAGGTGATCCTATTATCTCGGAGCTGTCCGTTAAACAGTAAATAAACCAGAAGGAGGTTTGAGAGTATGCCTAAGATTGCGAAAGCATACGCAATTACAGATGCAAAAATCAGCTTCGTATCGTTGGTTGACAAGGCTGCGAATAAAAAGCAGTTCCTGATTACTAAATCAGAGGACGGTGCCGCAAATTTCGCCACGTTTGGACGAATTTTGAAGGCAGACGCAGACAGCCACTTTGTGACCGGTATCGTGTATGAGCCCATGGTAGAGGATACACAGGGCAATTACATGACGGAGGAGGAGATTACCAAGGCTGCTTATTGGTTCGCCAAGAACGGCAATCAGGTAGACCTTCAGCACTGCTTCAAGAAGTGTGACGGAGCAGAGGTGGTTGAATCCTATGTTGCAAAATGCGATATGGAGATTGAAGGAGAAACGATCAAGAAAGGCACATGGCTCATGACCATGGAGATTACGGACTCTGATGTATGGGATTCCATTCAGAAAGGGGATATCACAGGATTCTCTATGGGTGGTGTTGGTGTCTACTCTGAGGAAGATGTAGAACTTCCGGTAGAGAAGCAGGAAGAGCCGAAAGGGCTTTTTAGAAAGCTTGCAAAGGCTATGGGCTTCGATGTCGTTGAGAAAGGTGCTGTGAAGAACAATTTCAAACGACGTGTGAAAGAGGATAACTTCTACTCTGCATGGTATGCGCTTAGAAGCTGCCTGGAAGGCAATTTCTACAATCCCGATACTGGCTCCTGGGAATGGGGATATAACTCTGACGAGGAGACCATCAAAGACGCTCTCACAGATTTCAATGATATTGTCACGCAGCTTCTTACGAGTGATGGCAGTATTGTTAAGTCATTGGAGAAGGCGGCAAAGGAAGCTCCTGCGCCTGTTGAAAAAGCAGGAAAGAGTATCAGTACCAAGAATCTAAGTGCCCTTAAAGGCATTTATGATACGCTGGGTTCATTTTTGTCTGAGTTCACTGATAATTCAGAGGGCGAAGGTGGAGACACAGTAGCAAAAAATAACGTCAAAAAGGAGGACGACGAAATGAAGCGAGAAGAAGTTCAGCAGATGGTAGGGGAGGCAGTGGCAAAAGCCATGGAACCTATCACAAAACAGCTCGAAGCTATCACAAAGGGCGAGGGCGGCGAAGGAGAAGGCACACCTGCAGAACCTGAGTCAGATGTAAATGCAGACGATGTAGCTAAGATGGTGGGTGAGGCAGTTTCCAAGGCCATGGAGCCTGTTACAAAGGCAATCGAGCCGCTCTTGAAGAGCAGAGCACTTCCGGGCAACCTCAATTCTGCCGCTGGCACTGTTGAGAAGCAGGAAGCAGAACCGCACTACATGACAGGCATGTTCTAAGCTAAAAAAGAAGGAGGAAAAAATATTATGCCTACAAATCAGCAGATCATTAACAAAGCCGGTACCGCAATTCAGACCGGCAGCCTTACTCATGGACTGTTACAGCCGGAGCAGGCAAGAAAATTTATTCAGCAGACATTCGAAGCAACCAACCTCGGACCTCTGGTAAGACACGTCATGAGAACATCAAAAAGCGGTGAGATCGATAAGATCGGTATCGCATCCAGAATTCTTCGTGGCAAGGTCGAGAATACAGATGATGGCTACAGAGCTGGTGTAAACACCAACGTGATCGAGTATGCCTGCAAGGCTGTTCGTTTACCATGGGAGATCACCGAGGAAACCCTCCGTGAGAATATTGAAGGTCAGCAGTTAGAGGCAATCATTACAAATCTCATGACTACACAGCTCGGTGTTGACCTTGAGGATCTGTATCTCAATGGAGATGAGAAAGCATCCAAGGCGAAGGCATTTAACAACTCAGATACATTCGCTATCGGGGATTATGTAACCAAAGACGAGATGCTGTATATGTTTATCACAGCACACAGTGCTGGTGCATGGAATGCTTCCGAAGTAATCAAGGTTGGAACTGCCGCAGATGCGGATTTCCTGAAACTCAATGAAGGATGGATTAACCAGATTAGTAACGGAGGTCACGTATATGATGCATCTGGTGAAGATACCATGAAACTGGACATCTTCTACAAGACACTTCAGAAGCTTCCGAACAAGTACAACAATGGCAAGCTCCGTTGGCTCATGTCTCCTAAGAGAGCACAGGAGTGGGAACTTTATCTGATGAATCAGGTAATCGGCAAAGGCGGAGCTGTTCCGGAGAATGTTTACACTAAGCCGGCTCGTATTCCTACTGTGGAATGCCCGTCTATCAGCGATGATAAGATTATCCTTGCGGATCCGAAAAACCTTGTCGTTGTAAATACCTACGACATGAAGATTAGAAAGACCGTTGAGGGTAAAGAGGCAATCATGCAGGATAAGAGATTCTATGTATGCCACCTTGATTACGATCCGATCATTGAAGAGCTTGACGCTACTGCGATTATTACTGGCTTACCTTCTCTTGGTTAAGGAGGTGCCCTATGAAAAGATTATCACTTAATACCGGGCTTTCTTACTCTATCAGAGGCTTCTCTTGTGTAAAGGGGGAGCCTTTTGAAGTTGAGGACGGACTGGCAGAACAGCTTCTTGCTACCGGCAGATTTGATGAACAGCCAGTGATTGATAATCCTGCGGATGAATCTGATACCGATAATCCGGGAACAGGAGAAGAAGACGAGGAGCCGAAAGCTCCGGAGAATGGAGCTGGCGCAGGAGCAGGAGTTGAGGACGGACTGACAGCAAGCAAGGTATCCCAGATGCGTAATGCCGACCTTTTAGCTCTGGCCGAAGAGAAGAATATCAGCCTTGAAGGATGCAGCAAGCATGACGAGTACGTTGAACGTATCAATGGCGCTCTCGGACTTGTGGATTTTTCTAAGCTTGGATTAGAGTAGGAGGAACACATGCAGAGACCTTGGGTACAGCCTGCGGAGGTAAAAGAGTATTCTGAATCTGCCAAGGTGGCGGCAAGGTCTGATGTTCGACTTGCCTATGATATAGCCAGAGCAGAAAGATATGTTATTTACCATACGCATAACAGATTTGATACAGAAGAGTACGAAAAAGAGCTGCCACAGGATGTCCGGATGGCAGTTATTTTATTGGCTGAAGCTTATGCCAAGCAGGCAATCACACAGAAGGAGGGAGCGAAAAGCTCAGAGACCTTTGATGATTACTCCTACACCATGGACAATGATTCAGACATTGCCGAAAATCTGGGGCTGGCTCTGATGTTAGATGATTACATCATCCAGCCTGATAACGGCAAGGTGACAATGAAACTTAGGAAGTTATAGGAGGCGCTTATGGCATTTGAGGATTTACTGGACCATAGGTGTGATATTTATCACATGGTAAAAGGGGAAAAGGATATGGGGTTTGCAATCAAGCAGACAGGTTTCTCATATCCGAAGGTTCCGGACGTTGAAGATGTAGCGTGTCATTTCAATGTGAATGCTAATGCAGAACTTACTCAGACGGAATCAGCGAACGAATTCATATACTCTGGGAAATTACAGCTTCCGGCAGGTACGGACGTTCGTGTCAATGACAAGGTTGTTGATAAGAATACCGGACTGGCATATACAGCGGAAATGCCTCACAACATTAGAGACCATCACATTATGGTAAATATTCAGCGGAAAGGAACTGTGAAAGGGGCATTATAGTGGCTACAACTTATGTAAAGATTGACACTTCAGATCTGAAAGGATTTGTTGGAAAACTGGATAAAGCAGCTCAGGGAGAATTCAAGAAGGAATTGGTCAACTTCATGGAAGGCTTAGGGTATGAATTCCTCAGAATTGTGCAGGACGAGATCATCCGGAAACAGACAGTTGACACCAGACTGCTTCTGAATAGCTTCTCAAAAGGGGAGCAGGATAACGTTTTTGTGCTGAATGAGGGAAGCATGACTATAGAAGTCGGCACCAATGTGAAATACGCAGAGTATGCGGATAAAGGTCACTGGCTGAACCCCAAAGGAGTAAATACCAGGTTTGTTCCGGGATACTGGCAGGGAGAGCATTTCATCTATGAGCCGGGAGCTAAGACAGGAATGCTTTTGAAGCAGAAATGGATTGAAGGCTCACATTACTGGGGAGACGCAGTCCGCTGTATTGAGGATATGCTTCCTGGGCTCATGGAACAGAAGATGGAACAATGGTTACAACAATTTTTTATGTAGGAAGGTGAGGAAATGCTGGAATTTGAGATTGCGGCTCTTTACTACTTTGTTGCCGGCATTCTGAACCTGCCGGCATATTTTGATGAAGTGCCAGAGGATATGGAAATCCCTTGTGTATTTTATCCTTCTCCGCACCAGAAAAGCGGGGATTTCTCAACAAACACATACGCTACGACATTTACCTTATATGCGAAGGTGATGGACATTGACAATGTTTCCGCAGGAGGAAAGTGCTCGCAGATAGTACATGCAATAAGCGGGAATCGCTATAAAGTGCCGCTGGTAGATGAAAAAGGAAAACGGACAGGAAATAACTTCCGAATAGACAGCATGGAAGCGACCAAGGCGGACGAGGGTGTGTGGCAGATTGAGATTTCATGGAAGCGATACACGAGATTTAACGAGAAAGCAGCAACACTGGCAAGGGAGTTCTATTTCAATGGCACTCCTATTGCTGAGCAAATAGAAGGAGGTCAAAATGCCGAGTAGAAGACAGTCAGATGCAGATAAAAAGGTTATGGAACAGCCGACTGCAGAGAAAGTTATGGAAGAAAAGAAGTTCTCCTTAGATGAGATCAGAAAGAGTTGCATGAAGCTGTTTCATGTGACATCAAGCACTTTTGCAGGAGCAACTGCAGATCTTCCGGATGGTGAGTATTCCATCCAGGAAGTACATGAACACATTAAAGCATGGTTAGAAAAGGAGGTATAGTAAATCATGGCTGGTGGAACTTTTGAAGTAAATGTTTCAAAGAAAAGACCTGGAGATTATATTAACTTCAAGTCAAAACGTCAGCAGAGCCCTAACGGATCCACAAGAGGTACCGCACTCATTCCATTGATCGGGCTTGGATGGGGACCTGACAAGGGGATTCTGAAATTGACCTCTGCGTCTCCGGATGCGGAGGTGGCAAAGCTTGGACACAGTATTTATGACACAAACGACTTTATGCTGCTAATCAGAGAGGCATTCAAGAATGCTGTTACCGTTATTGTTTACATTATCAACAATGGAGACAAGGCAACGAAGACAGCAGGAGGAATGACCATTACGGCCGCATATGGCGGTACCAGAGGAAATGATATTGCTGTTGCATGCGTGGCAGAGGCAGGAGCTTCTACTTTCGCAGTGAGGGTATATCTTGGTGCAGACAAGGTGGAGGAGTACACAGGGCTTACCACAATCGCTGATCTGATTGCGGTAAACTCTGGTAAGTATGTTGTGTTTTCAGCAACATCCACATCCGCAAACCTTACTGCATTTGCATCCACAAATCTTGAAAGCGGAACGGACGGAGCTGTGCAGAACACCGATATCACAGCATTTTTGGATGCTTCCGAGAAGATCAAGTGGAATACAATGGCATTTCCTAAAGACGAGTCCTCACAGAAGACTGCGGTAATCACAAAGATTAAATATCTTCGTGAACAGTGCGGAAAGACTGTGCAGGCAGTACTTCCAGATGCCGAATCTGACTACGAAGGAATTATCAATGTGACAAACTCCTATGCGGTAGACGGTCAGGAGCTTACCAATGCACAGGCTTGTGCGTGGGTGGCAGGTGCGACAGCAGGAGCAGACAAGACCACATCCAATACCTATGTTGCAGTTGAGGGTGCTACGGATGTTGTCGGCTTAAAGACCAACGAGGAAGCAATCGAAGCTATCTCCAACGGAGAGTTTTTCTTCTCTGTGTCCGAGGAGGATGAAGTAATCGTAGAGTATGATATCAACAGCCTCCATAAGTTCACAACGGAGAGAACATCAGATTATTCCAAGAACAGAGTAATCCGCGTGTATGACAGCTTTGCAGATGATCTGAAGCTGACATTCCCTCCGAATAAGTTTGACAATGACCCGGATGGATGGCTTGTCATGGAAGGCCTTGGAAGAGCACTTCTCCAGAGTTATGCGAAGCAGGGAGCAATCATGAACGTGGATGCAGAAAACGACTTCTACGTTGATCAGAGCAAGAGTATCGGAGACGAGACGTTCTTCAATGTCGGACTGCAGGCAGTAGATTCAGCAGAGAAACTGTACTTCTCTGTATCAACAAGATAAGGAGGATGAACGAATATGGGCGAGAACAGAAAACCACTCAGCCTTAAAGAAGGTCACATCTATATTGATGGAGTAGAGGTAATGGACGCAGTAAAGCTTACGATTGTTTACACTCCTACGGTATGGTCTGGCAAGATGCTGGGCGATAAGGGAACAAACAGACGCTGGCTTGGCAGAGATATTACCGGAAGCATTGACGAGTACCGCACTACTGCAAGATGGAATAATATCGTTAAGCAGTATGAGAACTCTGGAATCACTCCGGAGCTTACAATCCAGGGCATCAGAACCGATAAGGATTCTGATTTCTACGAGGGAAGCGGAAGCGAGTCCGTAACAGTGACTGGAGCTGTACTGACAGGAGATATCAATCTCATTTCGCTTGACACAGATGGAGATGTAGTAAAGGACAGCATCAGCTTTGGTGCCAAGAATATGTCCTAAGCAGGACAGTCATGAACAGCAGAGGCATACGCAGAACTTCGGTTTTGTGTGTGCCTTTTTTACGTTCAAAATCATGCAGACAGATTAACTACTGTCTATGGAACTTAAAGTGTGCTACAGGTCAAAATAGAGGCCTGAGAATAGAAAATAGGAGGTCATTATGGCTAATAAAGATTTGAGATACTTCATGCGTGAGGAAGCAAAGGTGGAACAGATTGTTACGGTTCCAGGTCCTGAGTCCATCAAGGACGAGAATGGCGAAGTGATTCAGCTGGAAATTAAGCAGTTGCACAACGACACTATTGCGAAAATCAATGAGATGTATGAATCCAAGACACCTCTCAAGGATAAGAAGGGTAATTTCATTGTTCAGAATGGCAATGTTGTATATAAGGTCGAGAGAGACAGAAACAAGGCAGCCCGCCACCTCATGGTAGAGGCTCTCGTTTATCCTGATCTGAAGGACAAGAAGCTCATGGAATACTTCGGATGCGTGGACATTACCGAAATGCCGCTAAAAGTATTCCCTACCAACAAGGAATACGGACACGTGAGCAAGCAGGTGTTAAAAGTTCTTGGTCTGACGGAGGAGGACGATGAGGCTAAGGAGACCGAAGACGCAAAAAACTGATTGAAAGCAAGGGTACTTTGGAGTATTGGGCACACGTCCTCTGGCAGAGGCATGGTCTCAGACCAGAGGAATTTGAGAGAATGTCCAAGCGAAAAAGAGGTTTCTTTATAGCTTCCGAGCTTGTAGAAACTGAAGACCCTTGCAGACGAGGAGTATATTTGCTGTCCGGTCGGAAGGGAGGCGATAGGTAGTGGCTGGATTATCGGTAATATTTAAAGCCATCGATGAAATAAGCGATAAGTTGGATGCTATGTCCAGTGCCGGTAATAAAACACTTGACGCTTTCGATAAATTATCGGATACAGCGGATAAGGCATTTGCAAATACCACAGAAGAAACACAGAAAGCCACAGAAGCAATGGAAAAGGCGGCGCAGGCAACCGATTACTGGACGGATGCAGTTGGCAATTATGATAAGGGCTGTCTGGAAGCGGTTTATTCAACAGAAGAACTTGTAAATATGGGCTTTAAGACAGAGGATGCACTGAAAGCAGAAGCGGATGCGGCGGAGGAAGCGCAGAATAAGACAGAACAGCTCGGAGAGGAAATGGATAAAACGAGCAAGAAATCAGAGGATTTCGGGGACAAGTCAAAAAATGCAGTGGTAGGACTGGATGATATTCTTGCTACAGTCGGAATTGTGGCGGTACTGAATAAAATAGCGGATGCATTTTCAGATGCCTCTGATAAAGCTACAGAGTTCGAGACGAATGTTGCCATGGTATCTACGGTAGCCGACACCACCGTGCTGTCCGCAGATCAGCTTTCTACACAGATATCTGGATTATCAAAGGACACTGCAAAGAACGTAAACGAGCTTGCGGATGCCACTTACAATGCAATATCAGCCGGTGTCGCCACGGAGGGAGCGGTAGAAACTGTAGGAGAAGCGTCAAAGCTTGCCACAGCGGGCTTTACATCGTCTGCATCTGCCCTGTCTGTATTAACGACAGCCCTCAATGCGTATCAGCTGGAAGCTTCCGAGGTAACGAATATCTCGGATAGCTTGATTACATCCCAGAACTTGGGTGTTATGACAATCGACCAGTTGTCAAGCAGCATGGGTAAAGCTATCAGTACGGCATCCGCTTATTCGATTGATCTTTACAATCTGGAATCAGGATACATCAGTCTGACCAAGGCGGGTGTAAGCGTTGAAGAATCCACGACCTATATCTCCAGTATGTTCAATGAGCTGGGTGATTCCGGCTCGGAGGTTGCCGGAGTAATCATGGAGGAAACAGGACAGTCCTTCGGACAGTTGATGAAGTCAGGATATTCATTGGCAGACGTTCTGGAAATTCTCTATAACAGCGTGGATCAGGACAGTGAAGCATTGATGAACCTGTGGGGCAGTGCAGAAGCCGGAAAGGCTGCCAACGCTGTTATCAATCAGGGACTTGATACATTCAATAACAATCTGGATAAGCTGAGAAATTCAGCAGGAACAACGGAGAGAGCTTATTCTGCTATGACGAATACTACGCAGTATGCGACAGAACGTATGCAGAATAGCTTCAATAACCTCGCAATCGCCATTGGAGACGACATAAACCCTACGGTGGCACAGTTTAAGAATGGTATAGCAGATATTACAGATGGATTTACAGAACTTATCACGAAACATCCAGCAATTTCCGCACTGCTTACTGGTGCGGCTGTTGGGATTGGTGGTGTCACTCTTGCACTTACTGCGTACACCGCTGTTACAAAGGTAGCGACTGTAGTTACAGCGGCAATGGGGACTACTATGTCGGTAGCCCTTGGACCGCTTGCGTTGGTTGCAGCAGCAATCGGAGGAGTTACAGCGGCAGTTATTTATCTTAATAATACAGAAGATGAGATGGCAAAGGCGCAGGAGAATCTTACTCTATCGTCAAAGGAGACACAAAAGGAACTCGATAAATTACAAGATCAATATGCAGAACTTGAAGAAGCTGGACAGGCAGATACAGTTGCGGCATACGAATTAAAAAACCAAATCGACGAGTTGAGTGCTTCGTTTGAGGAAAATAAAGAGACTATAGCAGATCTTGTTGCACAGACCGAGGAATTACGAACGGCATTGGATGAAATTGATAGCAAATACGAAGAAACAATGAGTGGAATTGATGATAGCGAATCTTCTTCAAAATCATTAATCGCTCAACTTGTAGCTATGCAGGAAAATACAAATCTATCTGGTGGGCAGTTGGAAATTATGCAAGGCATAGTCGATAGACTGAACAATTCCTATGAGGGATTAAACCTCACGCTTGACTCTACAAACGGAAAACTGAACATGTCGGTGGAAGATTTATGGCAGGCGGTTACAGATTCCGCAAATCAGGAGAAAGCACAGGCAAACATGGATAAGCTTATGGATTATATAGGACAGTACCAAAATGCACAGTCCACATTTGATGAAGCCAATAAGTCCATGAATGCAGCATATGAAGAATATCAGAAAGCTCTTGATGAAGATTGGTCGGAAGAACATCCATTCTTAGCATGGTCGGGTTTAGCTGATGGAGCTGAAATGAACTGGTCTGGATCGGTAAAAGATGCCTATAACGAGTATAGTGTGCTTAAAGATGCGACTGCAGATGCAGAAGAGGAATTTAATCGTGTCACAGATGCCATTCGTGAATGCTATGAAGAAATGGGGTACTCTGAGGAAGAAATCGACAGCATGATGTCAGAACTTGCTCTTGCGTCTGCATCAGCAACAGAGGCTTCCGAGATATATGAGCAGCAGAGAGAGGTACTGGAGAGTACATCTGACGGATACAACGAGGCAAGCAGTGTCATTCAAGGCTATTCGGCACAGCTTGAAGAATTGTGCACAGCCTATGATGATGCTTACGATTCAGCTCTGCAGAGTGTTCAAGGTCAGTATGATTTATGGACAGAGGTTGAGGACGTAACAGCAATGACATCCCAGAGTATCAAGGATGCGTTGCAGTCACAGATAGATTACTGGAACTCATACAACGAGAACATGAATTCTCTTACAGCCAGAGCAGACGAAATCGAAGGATTGTCTGATATGCTGAAAGATTTGTCAGATGGCAGTGAGGAGTCAGCTGCAATGCTGGCCGGCATGGAAAGCATGAATGATGCAGATCTGTCAGCAGTAGTGAAGCAATACAATGACCTGCAGACAGCTCAAGGCGATACAGCAACCAGTATGGCAGAGTTGGAGACGGATTTTTCTGATTCCCTTACCAAGATACAGACGGATATGGAAACAGCTGTTGATAATCTAAACCTGAGTGATGAAGCGAAGGCAAATGCGAAATCCACTATGGATGCCTATGTGAAGGAAATTCAAGACGGAGTATCGAAAGCCCAGAGTGCAATCAATTCCCTAAGCTTTGCAAACACCACTCTAAAGGGCGGTGGATATCATGCATACGCAGAAGGTACCGTAGATGCGGAACCGGGACTTGCACTGGTCGGCGAGGAAGGTCCGGAGCTTGTCAATTTTGGTGGCGGAGAAGTTGTTTATACAGCTGATGAAACAGCTAACATACTTGCAAAAGATACATCTTCGGACAGTTTCTATGTGGAGCCGGAGCAGGCGGCTAATGATACAGCAGGCGGCGACAGGACAGTGACTTTTAGAGTAGAGGGTGCTGGAGAAATGAAGGTAACCGGAAATGGTGTCACAAAGGAAGATGTTGTAAGCCTGTTAATGTCGAACATGAAGGATGCTCTTATGGGTATCATTCAGCAGGAAATTGAGGAGGAAGGAGATTTGTCGTATGAGTTCTAATTATCAATTAGCCATGAAGCTGAACAGCATTTTTCGGTTTCCGGTTCTTCCAGAAGAAATAGAAGTGTCGTATGGCAGTGACAACTCCAACCTCAAGGTGTATGGAGTTGGTGAGTGTACGATTATACAGGACAGTGCAGCTGCGAACATTAGCTTTTCGAGCTTTTTCCCGAAGACTTATTTCAGCGGATGCAATTACAGCAACATTCCGGATCCGAACACAGCAGTAGCACAGGTTTTGGCAATGAAGAACACCAAGAAGCCGGTGCGGCTTACTCTTACCGGAGGCATGGGAATATCCATGTATGCTACCATTGAGAAATTCAAAACCTCAGAGGTTGGCGGCGATCCTGGAACGGTGCAGTTTGACATTACCTTCAAGGAGTACAGAGAAATCACCATGCGTCAGATCAAGGTGAATGTTACCACACAGAAAGCTACTGTTTCACAATCCTCTCCAAGGGTGGATAACACTCCGGCGGCACAGACATACACAGTGAAAAAGGGCGACTGTCTTTGGAACATCGCAAAGAAGTTCTACGGATCAGGAGCTAAATATACCGTTATTTACAATGCGAATAAAGGTGTTATTGGCAGTAACCCAAATCTGATTTATCCCGGACAGGTTTATACCATACCGGCAGCATAGGAGGTAGCCATGGCAATACAATTTGTAATTATCCATAACGGAACGGGCTATGATGTGTCAAATATGTTCGAGGAGATCACTTGGAGCGGCAGGAAAGGAGCTGCTCCAAGGTCTGTCAGTATCACTCTGATGGATGATGATGGATACAATCATTCAAGGGTTACGGTAGATTGTGCCAATGGAGACCAATGTGTTTTTTATGAGGGCGGCAAAGAGCTGTTCCGGGGCATAATCACAAGCCATAAGCAGAGTAATTCTAAAAAGCTGGTGGTAAAAGCCTATGACAATGCTTATTATCTGGCGAACAACAAGGATTCATTCTGCTATACAAACAAGACGGCCACAGATATATTCAATGATTGTATGTCAAGGCTGGGAATGACAGGAAATGCGGTTGATACAAGCTATGTAATACCGGAACTTCCAAAAGCAAAGACAACTTATTATGATGTGATGCTCGATGCGTTAAGCACAACGTATAAAGCCACAGGGGAAAGATATTATATTTCTTCCGAAAATGGCACGATTTATTTAAGAAAAAGAGTGGAAAATGCCATGCAGTGGGTATTGGAAGCTGGGAGCAGTCAGTCAAACCTCACCAGTTACGAATACTCCAAGAGCATTGAGAAGATAAGAACCAGAGTAAGGCTCCTGTCGAAGGAGGATGCGATAGTGTATGAGAAAGCCAATACCGAGCTGGAATCGAAGATTGGTACCTTCATGGAGGTAAAGTCGGTGGACGATTCCTACACAGCCGCACAGATGCAGGAGCTGGTCGAATCAATCTTTGATGAAAAGGGGACACCGGAGCAGAGTTTGAAGGTCTCTGGCATGGGAGTATCGGAAGCTGTATCCGGAAAATGTGTTTATGTTATCATCCCTCATCTTGGATTAAAACGGTCTTTTTTTATTGATGAAGACACCCACAAGTACACAAGAGAAAGCCATACAATGACCTTAAAGCTTAACTTTGCAGAGCCTGTGACAAAATCATCAGGCTCAACACAGACAAGCTCTGAACACAAGATAGGAGACGTTGTGCAGTTCAATGGCGGTTACCACTATGTGAACAGTACCGCAAGCAAGCCTACCGGCTCCAGATGCAATGCAGGTTCGGCCAAGATTACTCACATTGCAAAAGGCAAGGCTCACCCATGGCACCTAGAGCACACAGACAGCAAGAGCAGGGTGTTTGGTTGGGTTGATGATGGCACATTTAGTTAGGAGGATGGATTATGGCAGATCAGGAAACACCTACCGGAATAAAACAGCTGATACAATCAATGGCACCGGAAGCACCGAGTGTGAAGGAGGGAATTGTAACATCCGCCTCTCCACTGGAAGTCACGCTGAAGAATGATGCAAAAATGGTATTAACCGCCAATTCGCTTGTGGTACCGAGAAGCCTTACGGACTACCAGGTCGAGGTTGATCTGGAAACGGGAGCCGGCTCTCTCATATCAAAAACGAAGACGGACGGAAAGCATACACATGAGGAACTAAGCGGAAGCGATGATGGAGCACATTCCCATTTTCTGGCAACATTTACTGTCAGAGACGGAGTTCTTATGATTCATAACGCACTAAAGAAAGGCGATACCGTTTATCTGCTGGCATTCAACAGCGGAAAACAATATTACATTTTGGACAGAAAGGGGTAATCAGATGGCGGTTGACATAGCTATTCCGGTTGCTGCCATTGAAGACGAGGAAACGATCACATCAAGAACCTACGCTATAGACTGGGAAGCTGGTCGGATTGCCGGATTCATAGATGAGCAGGAGGCTGTTAAGCAGTTCATAAAGAAAGCCCTTCTGACACCTCGTTTTCATTGCCTTATTTATGACAGTCAGTATGGCAGCGAAATACGTGACAGTGTTATAAGGAACACTGCAACAAGAGAGTATATAGAGGCAGAAATGCCCTTCCTTATCAGCGACACACTGATTCATGACGAGAGAATTCTGGATGTTTATAACTTCGGGTTTGAATTTAAGGATACCTATCCGCATCAGGACAGTGTGATCATATCGTTTGATGTAGACACAATTTACGGAAGCATACAGACAAAGGAGGTGATTTAGGTGTTTGAAGAATTTACGGAAGATTACTTTATGGATCAGGCGAGAGCTCTTGGTGAAGAATACGGGGTGGATACCAGACAGGGAAGCTTATTCATGGATGCTGCCACAGGTCACTGCATCCGTATTGCAAAATTCATGAATGATCTCAGTACAGCCTTTGAAATGCTGGCAGTTGATACCTGCACCGGAGATATTTTGACGGAAAAGGCGGCTCAGGATGGCATTTATAGGCAAAGTGCCACTCCATCCTACTATGAAGTTTCGTTTACCGGAACAACTCCAGAGCTTGGAAGCAGATTCTTTGTGGATTCCTGCTACTTCAAGCTTATATCGAAGGACGATAGGTTTTTGTTGGAGTCAGAAGTCCTTGGGACTGCGACCAATTCTATCCTGCCTGGACAGAATGTCGTGCCAGTCTACGAAGTCAACGGCCTTGAAGCATGTACGCTTGGCTCTCTTTATATTCCGGGAGCTGAGGAAGAAACAGACGATGATTTAAGAAGCAGATGGCAGGAAAAGAAAACAGGACCGGCACAGAATAATAATCGTTCACAATACAAAGTCTGGTGCGAGGAAAGAGCGGGTGTAGGCAGGGCACACATATTGCCGTTGTACGGAGGCGAAAATACCGTTAAGGCTGTCATATATTCCACAGAGGGCGGAATCCCCGCTAAGAGCATATTAGAGGACGTACAGAGTTATATTGATCCGATTGTGGAAGGGTATCAAGTTACTGTCAACGGCAAGGTTCTTACATTCAGTGATGGCTTAGGTGATGGAATATCCGATTTGGGAGCTCATTTTCTGGCGGCTGCTCCGGAGGCGGTTGATATTTCGGTATCATTCAGTGCAGATTTGAAAAGCGGGTACAGCAAGCAGACAGCACAGACGGAAGTCCAGAATGCAATCAAGACTTATTTCAAGACACTGGTTGTCGATGGAGACGAGGATATTACTGCGAGAGTGTCCTCAATCGGTTCGCTGATTGCGTCAGCAGAAAGCATATTAGATTATGTTCCTGCTTCGCTGAAACTCAATGGCTCTACTGAAAATGTAAAGGTGGGGAAGGAGAGTGCACCTGTTCTGAAGGAGGTGCTGATCGATGCTTAGTACAGTATTTTACAATCAGCAAAGAAGCGGATACGAGGAATTGCTTTCCTACGGTCCGCTTTTTTATCGTGATTTGTTGGAAATGGACACCAACTACAGATTTGCAGGAAAAACGCTTGATGTCGGTGCTGAAGGACTTGAACGTCTTATGAGGGACCAGTTCATCGATACTGCAGATGAGGAGACGATAAGCCGGTGGGAGAAATGGCTTAATCTTCTTCCAGATTCACAGACAGATCTCGAATACAGAAGAAAAAGGGTGAAGCTGTTCTGGAATGGCGGAGACAAGTTTTCCGGTTCACTTATTAAGAGCATAGTGAAGAATTATACAGGATGTGATGAAACTCCATCTGTAAGAATGACAACAAGACTTACCATTTCGGTACAGATAAAAGAGGAGAATCAGGTATATATATCAGACCTTGAGGCTCTGATAGAGAAAATGAAGCCAGCACATATCCTGGCAGAAGTCCTGCTCATAAGCACCACAAAGATAAAGTTCCATACCAATATCACACATTATGTATTCCCATATGAATTGTGTGGAACAAAGCCGGATATAGCAACCGTAGGTGCATACATTCCATCCGGCATGAATGTCGGCACAATCAGCAATGATGTGGTATATCCGCATATGCCAAGTGACGAAAACATGCTCGCAGGAACGTATCCAACAGATACCACCAAGGGCATGGTTCTTGAAAATGGTGTAAATATACGTACCAGTTCATCTGATATGGTCTACGGTCATTTACCGAGCTCAGAGGAGCAGGAAGCCGGCACATATCCGGAGAACACCACAGTAGGTATTTCTTACGAGGATAAGATTACTATTAGCACAAATGAGAGTTCCGCATTGATAGCATACGAACAATGTGGAACCAACCCTGATATTGCTACATTAGGTCAGCAGAGCGAAAACAAAGTTTCATTTGGAACTTTCGAAAGCTCTGCTGTTTTAACATATGTAGAATGCGGTACAAATCTATGTGGAGAGGAGGGATTGTAGTGGCTTGGCAGAAAACCTTTTTGGATAAAAACCGCAGATGGTGGCTGCGCAAGATTGCCCGAGCACAGTATTATGCTTCGGCAACAGGGAAGTGGTACGAAGGACGATTCACTGAAAAGAGTATGTCTGGAAATACCATGACATTCAAAATCGAGACAACCGATGAAATGTCAATAACGATTACCAAAGTACGACTGCTTGATGCAGACGGAGACGTTGCGTATGAAGGCAACCGGTCTATTGTCAAGAGCTCAACGGAAGGTGCGTTGATCCAGATCGACGTGCCTATGGTAGAAGAATAGAAGGAGGAAAGACATGTTTGACAGAATGCTTTGGCAGGACAATGTAAGAGATCCTGCAAGAACATACAAAGCTACTCAGAATGCGGACGGAACTGTGACAATGGAGCCTGCCGGGAAACTCATGCAGCAGGGCACCAATCAGAGTGCAGAGAACTTCAACCGCATGGAGGAAGCTATCCAGGATTCACAGATTGCACAGCAGATTATCTTTCAGCATCAGCTTCAGTTTGAAGTCGATCACGAAGAAAGAGTAAGCGGGCTTGAGACGGAGAACATTGTGGAAACGGGTACTGTTACCCTTACCAACACCTTGAAGTATCCGTTCAATAACAGCGATAAGACCATAAATCTTAACAAGACAAGGAAAACAACTAACTACCTTGTAGAGGCAAGGGTGACGGGCTTTTCCGGTGGGCTTCCGGGGGAATTATCGGTATCAGATAAGGCTCTTAACGGATTCAAGCTTGGATTTGACGGAAGTGCCACATCAGTAACAGTTAAATACATTGTAAAAGGAGGAATTCTTTCATGAAAATTGTAGAGAAAAACGTAGGCACCAAGATCGATTACGAAGTGAGCGGTACCAAGATCACGTTCGCTGACGAGCTTATGTTAAATCTGGCCAAGCTCCAGAAGGATGAGCCGGAGCATAAGGATATCTGTTTTGATGATGATGGAGATCTTGTAATCGGCACAGCATCCGGAAAGTGGTATGTGGCAGAAGTCGATATTCCGGCCAAGGAATATGAGGAGCATGAAACAGATGGAGAAGATGGAGAGAAGGGAATCCAGATGGTTGCAAAGCCTCTTAACATGGATGATGTCACACTTACACTTTGGAGCATTGATGAGAGAGAAAGAGTAGAGGAGGTATAAGCACTATGGCAAATTTTGATTTAGCAGCAATGGCACTTAAAGCGGTGTGCCCTACAAATGATATTCTTTATGATGATAAGGGACTTCCTTCCGTCATGGTTAAAATCCCGAAATTCAAAATCTCACAGGTTATCCCTGGCGGAGCAGATTCCGTACATCCTGCCTTTATCGTCAACGGACAGGAAGTTGATGCAATCTACATTTCCAAGTACCAGAATATTGTGAACAACAACAGAGCGTACAGCCTTCCTTGTGAAGACCCTAAGACTTCTGTTAATCTGGATCAGGCAATCAGCTACTGTACACAGAAGGGCGACGGATGGCACCTTATGACAAGGGCTGAATGGGCGGCAATCGCTTTGTGGTGCAAGGCAAATGGTTGTCTGCCTAAAGGCAATAACAACTATGGCAAAGATACTTCTGAGGGTGGCTATAAAGCAATTCCTGCTCCGGGAGTAAATGATTCCGGAAGAACAGCCAGAGTATTGACCGGAACCGGTCCTGTATCATGGAGTCATGACGGCACTCTGGAAGGTATCTGGGATATGAATGGAAACATCTGGGAGTTGAATGGCGGTGTCAGAACTGTAAAAGGAGAACTGCAGGTGCTTGTTAATAACAATGCTGCGGATCTCGACCATTCACAGGCGGCATCCAGTGCACAGTGGAAAGCCATTGATGCGACAACCGGAGCGTACATTACCCCGAACGGATCTGGAACCACAACTAACTCTATTAAGCTTGACTGGGTATCTGGCAAGATCACCTATTCTGCAACAATCACTACTCAGGCTGACGCTTCTCGTGATTGTGCTTTCGCAAGCGTTACCTGTGCGTCTTCTGTATCGGCAGCAGCTCAGGCAGTGTTAAAGGCATTGGCCCTTCTGCCTGCAAGTGCGACTGCATCTGAATACGAAGACGACCATATGTGGATGAACAATGGAGCCGACGAGAGAGCGTTCTACTCTGGTGGCTATTGGGGCAACGGTGCTAATGCGGGTCTGTTCGCCTTGGGCGGCTACAATCCCCGCTCGGGCTCGTACTGGTACATCGGCTTCCGCTCCGCTTATGTAGCCCTGCCTACTGAGTAATGTGTTCTGTCTACCCCCACGATAGTGGGGGTATATTTTTGGAGGTTACGATAACGGAATACGTGATAATGTAACAAAATGGCATAAATTCTAACAAGGATGCTAAAATAAAGCTTGTGTTTTTAACGGGAGGATGAAAATAGA